TCGCTAACTTCACTACAAACGTGATTGGTTCTAGTTCTACAACTATCACAGCGGCTTTGTTAATGCAAGGTTTGACCAAGTTGAAGAACGCTGGTGTTCCAACTGACGGTTTATCATGCGTGTTACACCCAAGCATTGCCTATGACTTGAAGTCAGCATTGACTAACCAAGGTGCTGTTGCCTTTACTGGTGGCGCTTATGGTGCTGTTGCCAATGAAGCAATGACCATGGGTTATGTTGGTAATTTGTTTGGTATGACAGTTTATGAAAGTGCTAATGCTCCATTGATCACTAATGGACTTGCTGGTGACTATCAGGGTGCTATTTTCCACCGTGACGCTCTAGGCTTTGGCTTAATGCGTGATATCCAGATTGAAACACAAAGACGTGCTCGTGGTTTAGGCACTGACGTTGTTGCTAGTGCTATGTATGGCACAGGCGTGGTCTATGAAGGCTACGGCGTATCTGCTGTATTTGACAGCACAATCTAATTAGGAGAGGACGATGGCCTTCATATCGCTTAGTGGAAATGTAATTGCATTTGCAGAATATTCTGATGTCACTCAAACTGACCAAAGATTATTTGAAGCCAATGAAGGTATCGCTGACGCAACCATTGTTGAGGATCTAACAGAAAAGGCCACAAACCGTATTCTGCAATTGATCCGCAACACTAGTTGGTGGAGAAGGTATTACTTAATTGAAGCCTCTAGTACACAAAGAACAGCCACTAATACTCTGAACACCCCTGATGTGCCCTTGCCTAACGCTAATTTAATTTTAGGTAGGCAAGCGGACTTCACTGACCTATGTGTGTATTTTACCCTGTATCAATATTTGCTACCAAAAATAGCAGACTTTACACAGCAAGATACCGCAGAAGCCAATAAGATTGGGATTTATAGAACAAAGTATGACGAAATGTTTAGAGAATTGATTGAGGATGGTACATGGTATGACTTTGACGCTAGTGGCACAATCACTAGCCTAGAAAAATTACCAACCAGACTTAATCTAGTGAGAGCAAGATAATGAGAGCAGAACTGTTATCAGCAATAACTTCAGCAACCAGCACACTGACTCAGTTTGCAGTTGCCAGTGAGTTACCATGGGAACAGGGAGGCCTACCTCTTTATCGCAAGAACATGAAGAAAATATATGTAGATCGTGAGCGTATGGAGGAGACAACTCTAATCCCTACACTTAACGGTGACGAAGTATTTCAGAATGATCTTATCACTGAAGTGTACCTAGCAGTTGATGCTAAGAATCCACCTAGTCAGTTAGACTCTGTGATTTCAAAGATACTATCAGCAAAAGCAAGCACAGGTGTAGTTAATTTTGGCAACGAAAGCGATTACACCGTGGATAAACAAGAAGATGTATTAACCTACACCTTTGAGTTTAGACTAAACCAAGCAACAACATAACTTAAAAGGAACAAGCAAAATGGCTTATATCAACGTCAGTGCTCCTACTAAGAACGCGATAATTCAAATCTCAACTGCTAGTATCTCTACTACCAGTTCAGGTTACATTATCCCTGCTCTTCAGGATGTCACTTTAAACAACGCCGCAGGCGTATTCAACTGGACACAGTTGGATGTATTCTCTCAGTTAACGGTTTCAACACCTGCAACTAACTCTGTCAGTGCTAATCTAGTATTAGATTCTACTACATTCTTCACAGGAGCAAATAGTACAGCAGGTCTATTTGACTTGAGCAATGATGCCACATACGTCTATTTTAGATGTTATTTTGATGGGCGTGCGACAGGAGCGAAATATGTCAGTGGGGCAGGATTTATTACAAATCTAGCACCAACCGTTAATCCAACGGCACCTGTGTGGGTCTCACCAATTACTATTTCAGTAGATGGCGACTTCACTGTTGGCACAGTTTAATTTAATTTAAACTAACAAAATAGGGCTTTTAGGAGCCCTATTTTTTATTCACGGTAAATATCCTGCAGGAGAAAGATTTATGGATTTAAGAGACCACACAGATGAGGACCTGCTAAAAAGTCTTGAGGCTGAAGTTGCAAAATCATTGCATGAAATAAAACACGCTCAAGGTGATTTAGACAAGATTAATAGCCGCCTACGATTCGCGTTGGCAGTTATACACATATTAAAAGACCAAAAGGTATAAAGATGAAACTTACACAAATTACAGCAAAACCCAAACTAGTCAAAATGATTCTTGACGACGCAGACATTGTCACGGAATACGGAGAAGCATTGGAGTTTTGGATCTATGATAGACAACCTATGGATCAGTTCGTGCGTCTAGCACAAATGAAGCCAGAGGATTTTCAAGAAATGGTTGCCATGGTAAATGGTATGGTTCTAGATGAGGATGGTAGTCCAGTTGTCAAAGACGATCTAGTATTACCCACAGGCATTATGACCAAAGTCATTGGCAAGGTGGTAGAAACGCTGGGAAAGTAACACAGGAGGCCTTAGATCCTAAAAGTATTGAAACCAGTTTAATTCTTAGTATTGATCAAATTGGGCAACGCTATGGTATGTTGCCCAGTAAGGTCATACAAGAGGCTAGTACATTTGATTTAGTGGTTATGGACATGGCATTGACCTATGAAAGACACATACAAGATAGTAGTAAGAAAGATTATGTGCCAGACGTCAGCGTTGATGAACTACTAAAAATAAAGGAGAGAGCATGAAAGTATCAGTGAATACCCGTGGTGTTAGCAAGTTATTTGCACAAGCCCCTAAGGTTGGCGAAACAGTGATTGAAGACGCTTACCAATACTTTCGTGCTGTCACTCCTATCAAGACTGGCAATGCCCGCAGTAATACTAGTTTAGACAAGCCTGGTAGAACCATTGAAGCAGACTACGCCTATGCTGGTGTCCTAGATGCTGGTCGTCGTATGACATCAAGTGGCATGAGAGGTAGCACACAGGCCCCTACAGGTATGAGTGGTCCCACACTTAAAGAACTTGATAAGATGGTTAGAAAAGAATTAGGAAAACTATAATATGGCACAGAACATTTCAGTAACGCTGACCTTAGATGACAAGCAATACACCGCTAAACTAAAAACCGCTGAAACAGCCACTAAGAGTTTTGCCACAGTTAGTGAAACCAGTGCGTTGGCAGCCAACAACGCCTTTACAAAATTAAGTACTGGCACTGACGGCATGATTAGACGATTTGGTGGATTGAGAGCGGCAATTGCAGGACTAGGATTTGCCGCAGTGGGTAAAAGTGCTCTTGCCATGGCAGATGAATTACAAGATCTAAGTAATGCCTCAGGTATCGCAGTTGGTCGTTTGCTTGAACTTAAGAAAGCATTGACCACAAGTGGTGGTGATGCTGATATGATGGCCACGGCATTGAATAACTTCTTAAGGACCATAGACGACGCGGCTGAAGGTAGTATCAAGGCACAGAATTCATTCATGGGTCTTGGCGTATCCATGAAAGATCTACGCAAATTAAGCGAACAAGATTTATTCATTAAAACTCTAGAAGGCATTGCGGCCATTGAGAATCCATCAAGACGTGCGGCTGAGATGATGGATAAGTTTGGTAAGAGTTTTAAAACTGTTGATCCACAAGAATTATTAGACAAGTTAAAAGCCACTGCTGGTGAAGGCGACAAGTATGCCGCAACAATTAAGAGAGCCGCTGAACTCAATGATGCATTGGCCACAGCACAAGGTAATTTAAAATTAGCATTCCTGGAAGCATTCAGCGGAATCATTACTAAAGTTAATGAATTTAATACTTTGACTTCTGAAGGCACCACAAAGATGGAAGGGTTAGTTACTGCTATTAAATTAGTTGGTATTGCATTGGCCACATCACTGGCTGTCAGCGTAGGTTTAGGTCTAGTTGCCACCATTGGACAAATTGGTCGTGGACTAATGTCAGTGGCTAAACTTGCTGGCATTGCAGGTAGTGTAGGAATATTTGTTGCAAATGGTCCTTGGATGGTTGCACTACGAGGTATTGTAGTATTAGTGGCCACCGTAGGCACCAGCGTTTATGCGGCTACACAATTATTTGATGATTTTGGTAGCATTGCTACAAACGCAGTGGCTAGAATCATTGAAGGCATTGGTAGTTTAACAGCCAGTCTATTAAATCTACCCACTGATGCTATTGCCGCATTGCTAAATCTATTTGGTGCAGATATTAAAAACCCCGTTGGACTAGGCACAGGCTTGCAAGGACTTGTTGATAGAGCAGCCTCAGATAGAAAGAAAGCAGAAGAAGCCGCAGCCAATGCCAAGAAAGTTGGTTCAACTCCTGCAGATTTAGGAGTGCCCGCAATAACAGGTGGTAAAGGTCCTAACACAAGAGATGTTGATGAGACTGCTAGAAAGAATGCCATACAAAGTGTCCGTGATGTCACTCTTGAATATGAAAAACAACAACGTCTAAGAATTGCTGGTCTTGACTTCCAAACAAGAATGGTTGGTAAGACAGAAGAAGAAAAACAAATGTCAGAAGCACGTCGTGATATTTTCTTAGAATATACCAACACCTTTGAACAATTAGAAAAACGTAGAAATAGTTTGACCAAGGATGAAATGTATCTTGGTGGTGAAATTATAAAACAACAAAAAGAATTATACAAAATCTATCTAAACAAAGATCAAGAATTAGAAAAAGCCATTATTGCTGAACAGACTGCTCAGGCAATTGAAAAAGATAGACTGAACACACTACAGAATATCACCAAAGCCATTGAGGATCAAGTAGCCAAACAGGAAGCATTGGCTGAATTATTGAGAGCAGCCAATGAACAAAAGTTTGCGGCCAAAGATGCTATCCCTGCCAGTCAGTTAGTTGGACTATCTAGCATACAAAAACAAATTGTTGAAATACAAGAAAATGCTCGTAAAGCCGCACAAGAAGCAGCCAAGGCATTTGCTGAGAAGTTTGGTGAAATCAATACAGCCGCAGATGCCAAAGAATTTGCAGATGGATTAGATAAGATAGCCCAAGCCTGGAAAGGTGTAGCAGAAGCACAGACTGAAGTTGCCAAGGCCAATTATGAAAGTACTCGTACTTTCTCAACAGGATGGACAGATGCCTTTGCCAAGTATGCTGAAGACGCACAAAACAGTGCTGAACACGCCAAGACATACTTTGATGCATTCACAAAAGGATTTGAAGATGCCATCGTTAGTTTAGTCACAGGTGGTAAGTTTAGTTTCAAAGACTTTGCCAACAGTATCATTGCAGACTTTGCACGTATTGAAGCACGTAAGGCCCTGACAAGTTTTATGGGTGCAAATGGTAGTGGTGGTGGAAGTGTATTAGGTAGTTTATTCACCTTTGGTAAGAGTTTGTTTGGATTTGCCAATGGTGGTACCATGCAAGCAGGTATGCCAGCCATAGTTGGAGAACGTGGTCCTGAATTGTTTATGCCAAATTCAGCAGGCCGTATAACCAGCAATGCAAGTGCGTTTGGTCGCCAAGAACCTACCATTATCAACAATGCTGTAACATATTCTATACAGGCTGTAGATGCAAGTAGTTTCCGTAGTTTGGTTGCCAGAGATCCAAGTTTTATGTATGCTGTCACTGAACAAGGCCGTCGTAGCCAACCAACAAGGAGAAGTGCATAATGAGCACAAGAGGAATACAATATATCATTGACAATGCATCAGCCATAGAATTTGGTCGTGCTAAAACTGTAGGGCAATTGGTAACAAGAAGTGGACGTCTTAGAGCCGCAGAACGTGCCAGCACAAATCCTTGGCAGTTGGTAGTAACTCCACCAACCTATGCTAGATATGAAGATGTTAGAGATGTCATTGAAGGTGTCAATGTCATTGATCGTGGTACATACTTTTGGATTGACTTTAATCAAAATGCTGGATTAAATTATGTCACAGCCTACAAAGGTGACATGACTCCAACACAATTAACTACACTAAGAGTCAGCACATTAACAAATTATCTTGGTGCTCAAAGTTTTAATATCAATGAGATCACAGGTAATCAGGGAGATAACGCAGGATATACCAGTACTGCCACTTTTAATTATATGTCACTGACCAACCTACCTAGTCTTGGTAGCACAGGCACAAATGGTGTAATAACAACCAGTAGTGTGATGTTTAAAGCAGGTGATTGGATTCAATTTTCTACTTCATTTATTATAGGCGTTCATCAACTCAATCGTGGATTTCCAAGAACAGTACCATTAGATGTACTTAGAGGATCAACTTCCACAGTGACAGTTCCTGTGAGTCGTCCTTTTATTTGGCAAGGTAGTAATAGTAATAGTTCTAATGATCGTGGTGGTGCCAAAGTTGACGTAGGTAATAGTGTTCGCATTGGTATGATTTTAACAAAAATGCCAAGTTGGAAATTGTTACCTGGCAAGATTGTTCAATGGTCAGGTGATTTTGAAATGTATGAATATCAACCAGGCAATGCTGGTGCCAGCGTGATAACAGGATAAGTCAATGAGTGAAACTATCTTTAACAGTACATCAAGTAGTAAGATATATCATGGTATGCTGGTTGACCTAACTGTCAACGGTACTGTCTATAGTATCAGTAATCTTTATACAAGAATAACTTTAACCAATGGCAATGACTATCGTGCCATGGGTAGTTTCTTGGGCATCACTGAGATGCAAAATGATCTACGTTCTACAAACAATCAACTCACAGTTAGTCTAAGTGGTATCCCTACCAGTGATGATACACCTAACTTCCTTAACATTACATTAAACAGTAAAATCAAAGGTAGTCGTGTGGTTATATCACGTATATTCTTTCCTGATGGTTTCATTCCAAGTACCAGTGCTCTTCTTGATACCTATGTCTATCAAAGATACAATGGCTATGTCAGTAACTATAGTCTAGGTGAAAATTGGGACCAAGATAATAGATTGGTAAGTAATACCATCAGCCTACAGTGTTCAAACATCAATGCTATCATTGAAAAACAATTTAGTGGACGTAGAACAAATTCTGGAGATCAACAAAAATATTTTCCAACAGATACAGGAATGTATCGTGTGAAATTATTAGCAGACACACAATTTGACTTTGGTAAGCCATATACTGCGGCTAGTTCTAGTACTGATAATTCTAGTAACAACACTACTAATACCTACGAACAACCATAATGATTAAAAGATGCCATACCATTAATGATGTCAGTGATGCCATTGAATTATTACAGGAGTTTCTCAAAGAAACTGCCTATAGTCAAAGTCTAGAAATTATTGGCAATCGTGAACACTTGGGTAAAATGATTTACTCAACAATGGCCACAGGCTGTGTATGGTTGGCCTATGTTGATCAGAAGCCAGCGGGATTACTTATGGCACCTATTGAAACTAACCAATGGGTTCCTCAATATAAACAACTGAGAGAATTAGTTTGGTTTGTTCTACCTGAACATCGCAGAACAACCATTGGTGGTAGATTATTCAAAACTTATTGTCACTTAGGTGAACAGTTATTAAAAGAAAATAAAATTGAAGGCTATTTTACAACTAGAATGGCCACCACAGATGAAATCAATCTTGAACGTAGAGGATTTAGACTCACTGAACGAACATATTTGAAGGAAAGAATATAATGCCAGTTTTTACCTATGTAGCCTCAATAATTGTAGCGGAAGTAATTGGTATTGCTGGTGCGGCCATTCTTGGTAGTGCTGGTGTTGCCTTTGTCACTTCAGCCATTGCATTGGGATTGGCCACTATCACCAGTCGTCTTATCAATGGTGCAGGTGGTGGTGATGGAGGGACACAACAAAACCCTGGGGTGCGTATTCAATTTCCACCAGCCACAAATAATAAGATTCCTATTGTATATGGAAGTGCAAACACCAAAGGTGTTATCACAGATGCTAGACTAGGTAATTCAAATAAAACAATGACCTACTTATTGGTGCTCAGTGAAAAAACAGCCACGGGCACATTTACCATTGGAGATATCTTTTGGAATGATCAAAAGTTGGTATTTAGAGCAGGTGCAGAAAGTCATATTGTTGCCTCAAGTATTGATCAAAATGGCTTTGGCACTGAATCAACAAACTACAATGGTTTAATTAGAATGTATGTATATGCTGGAGGAGTTGACTCTACCAAGCAAATATTTCCCACAGGTGGCACCGCAGTAAATGCTAGAACACTACTTGATGAATCAGATACTAATTATGTTCTTAATGAATTAGTATTTGCAGTGGTGCAGGTTGATTTCTCCAGTGAAAAAGGAACAACAGGTCTAGGTCAACTTACTTTCCAAGTTAATAACACATTAAAAAATCCAGGTGATGTTTGGTATGACTATGTTACAAATAGCCGCTATGGTGCAGGATTCACTGCCACCAGTATCAATACAGTAACCAGTATTGGATCAACATCTACCAGTCTAAAATCTCTGTCTGATACAATTCCCAGCAATCAATATCTAGCAGATGGAGTTACCAGTAGCACACAAGTTCGTTATGAAATTAACGGTGTACTATCAACAGGTGATGTGGTTAAGAATAACATTGATAAAATCTGTATGAGTTCAGCCTGCTGGACCACATATGACTTTATGCAAGGCAAGTGGAAGGTCATTCCTAACCGTGCGGCAACTGCCACTGAATTGGCCAATGCCTTTGTATTCAATGATGATAACATCATTGGTGATATCACAGTCAATGCCACAAGCCTAGAAGATTTATATAATTCAATACAGGTTGAATTTGCTTCAAGAAAGATTCGCGATCAAAATGATTATTATAATGCAGTCATTGATCCTGCTGAACGCAATACATTAGAACCAGACAATGCACTAAATCTAAGACTAGAACTTTGCAATAATGCACTTCATTCAGGACGCATTGGATTGATTGAATTGAAACAAAGTCGCATTGATTTAATCATTAGTTTTACAGCCTATCATGTAGCCTTAGAAGTTCAGGCTGGTGATGTTGTTAAAATTACCAATGACATCTTTGATTTTGCAGAAAAACTATTCCGTGTTACCAAGACTAGAGAAATGGAACGTGATGACGGTAGCATCACCATTGAAATCACAGCACTTGAATATGATGCAGGTGTTTATACAGATGAATCATTATCTGACACTGCACAAAATACTGGCAGTGGTATCGTTAGTTTTACCAGCAGTTTACCTGCACCAACAAGACCTCATTGGGACACTACTCCCAATACCACATCAACACACAGCGTAGATATCTTTGATGGAGCAGTAACTCCTTATTTTAGATTACACAGTGAAGTTTCATCAGGTAGTCTTCCTGTGGCTAATTTAGAATATTTTATATCTACAAATAGTTCAACTGGCTTTACTAGTTTGGTGTCAATGAGTGGCAATTTCACCAGTGGATCTGCCAGCACTAGTTCAAACATCACAGGTGTTGCCGCAGGCACTTATTATTTCCAGGCTAGAACAGGTATTGGTAATAGGCAAAGTCCATTCAGCACCTCAAGTATTGCACTGGTATGGAATCCACAACCTGGTAGAGATCAGGGCGTAATTTAATAATAAAAAGGGCTTTTTAAGTGATGTCTATAAATATCACTAACGCAGCCAAAAACTTCATACTACCGCAGTGGTATGATTTCACAACTAATTGGAGAATAATATGGCAGGAGTTTTAACCGTAGGTCAGTGGCTTGGCGGCCCAGATAACGTCAAGGTAGAAAGTACTTTTCCTAGTACACAGAAAACTTATAATTACAATTTTAATCAAAGTATTACAAGTTGGACATTTAAAGCAGACTACCAAACAGTGGTAGTTGATGCCATAGCATATACTAGAGACGGTGAGCCCAACTTTGCAGACAGCAGAGTTGTTGGTTATTTCCCAGGTGGTGTGATTAGCACCTCTACATATATACAAGTAGTCTCTGCGCCATCAGGCACCGTAAACGTCACACATCCAGCCCTTTTATACCCAGAAGCCAATGGTATTTTGCCTGATTCACGTGTAAATGTGCCTCTTTTGGTGGTGGGGTTTTCCTGGACTAACACTGCTACACCTCCTGTAACAAACATACATAGAATTGCAAAAATATTGGCTTGGGAACCAAATGTTCTACCCAAGGATCCAACAACTCTGACAACTACAAACTTCGTCAGTCTAGTATAAGGACACGACCGTGATCACAGTCAATGTCACTAATACAAATGTAACAATTAGTTCAACTACTACAAGTTTCCCTATCACTATTACCAGTGATAACAATACTTTTACAGTAACTAATCAGGTCAGCACCTTTACAGTTACAAATGTTAGTCCTACAATATCCTTTGCCACTGAAAGTGCTCCTTTTGATTTTAGCACTAAGAACAGAGGTCAATGGGTCAGTGGTGATGTATACACAAGAGGTGATATTGTCTATTATGAATACAGCACCTATATCTGTGATATAGCCTACAATGCCCAACTGGTAAGTTCAACACCTCCACCAAACGATACTGCGTCATGGGAATTATTCATATTCCAAGAATGGCCAATGCGTTATCTAAATGTAGATACCACTGCCACAGTCAGTGGTAGTTTAGTTGTACTTGGAACATCTACCTTTGTTGGAACTACCACGTTCACTGACCTAACTGTTAATAATCAGTTTATCATCAATGGATTAAAGTATCCTATCAACAAAGGAACTTATGGACAAGTTCTTTACACAGGTGGTGATGAAACTGGACTTGCGGCTTGGCGTAATCTAGGTGAATTAGTATTCTGGAGTTTAAGCACTGACCTACTTACAAATGGATTTAACATCACAAGTGGGCAAGGTGCGGCAAGTTCATATACTCATCCACAACTGACTATTGGTGCAGGTGTCACAGGTAATTTAAGCAGTGCAATTAAGTTCAGTGCGGCTTCAAGTGGCACTACTGGCACGATCTCTATGACTGCCACAAGTGTAGCAATAAAAGGTAATTTAAATGTCACTGGTAATGGTAGTTTCAGTGGTAATTTAAATGTAAGTGGAAGTATAGATACAAATGGAAGTTTAGATGTAAACGATACCCTAGCAGTAGACGGAGACACTTACCTTCGTGGAACTGTATTTGGGAATACTGCTCCAGATCCTGTTAAGTTAGGCACAGGTGGTATTCGTTTCAGTGATGGTACTGTTCAAACCACAGCAGGCACAGGCACATTTACCATTTCACAAATAGCCAGCACTACAGTATTAGGTGTTATCAGAGTTGGCAATTATCTGGCTATCAATTCAGGTACTGGTGTATTAAATGTTATCCCAGATGCAGGCTGGACATATTCACTGCCATTTGCCACAACATCAACGCTGGGTGGTATCAAGGTTGGTTATGGATTGGCCATTAATAGCAGTACTGGAGTTCTTGATGTTACCAGTAGCACATTCACTAACACACAGGCTACCAATGTAAGTCTAGCCTCTGATATGTTTACCAATGGATTTTTTATTCGTAGCACAGGCACAGGCACAGGCTATGAAAGTTATGCTCAAATTACTGGTGGCAGAATCAATGTTAAAACAACTGGCACCATAGATATACTGGCTACTTCAAGTACCGCTAGTATTAGACTAAGGAATCTCAGCAGTGCAACCAATCCTACCAGTATAGAAATCAATACTGCCACCATTGAATTAAAGGCTCCTTATATTATTGGTGGCACTGATGTCTACAACAGTACCTTGCAAATAGGTAGAATTTATAACTATGCTGGCACCAGTGCTCCATTCTTTCCAGCAGGCGTGCAATATCAAGATAACACAATACAAAGAACGGCATGGCGTGGCTATGACCAAGGACTAATTTAAGGATTAAAAGATGACTATACCAGCAGATTTTGACATTCCCGCACTACAGATGCGTCGTGGAACGGATACGGCTATCATGGCCTATCAAGCCGCAGAAGGCGAACCAATTTATAATCTTAATACCAAAGAATTAAGAATAGGTGATGGCACAACTGCAGGTGGTATTCCAATCTTAGGCAGTTCAGGAACTTATGTATTCAGTCAAATTACAGCCACCACTGCCACATTTGTTTCTCTCACAGTTACAAATACAGCCACCATTGGTGTAATAAAATTAAACAGTCCTGTCAGCGCCGTAACTACTCAAATATTATATTACAATACTAGTACCAAAGAAGTTACCTATGGTGTTGCACCTACAAGCACCTCAGGTACATTTACCGCAACCGTTGTAGTGGCCAATACTGGTACTTTTGATAACATCAAAGTTAGAGATAGTATTCAACTTGGTGACTATGACGGAGTTACTAATACATCAAGAATAATATTTGATTATAATACTTCTACCTACGGATACTCAATCACAAATTATCCAGCCTTTAGTGGAGCAGTTGGTTATAACGCTATCCGTATGGGTAATTTTACCAAGGCTGGAAATAATAGTACTGTCCTAGGAAGTCAAGCCTCACAAAGTTATGCTTCTGACGATACAGTTGCCATTGGTTATCGTGCTGGTAAAGGCTTATTCAACGTCAATCAGAATAACAATACCATCATTGGTAATATTATCACCAATGAAGGTGGCATACAAAACAATGTAATAATGACTGGTACTGTGTTAATTGCCGCTGGTCCAGATACCACGGTCAATCAAAGATTAAGAATTGGCGCAGATAGAATTATCTTGGGTCTAAATGGTCTTGATGCATCAGTTGCCGCAAACAGCATTATCTTAAATGCCAGTGGTAGCACATTGACTAGTGCTAATAGTGGACTATTTGTAGATCCAATTACCAACAACACCAGCACACAGATTTTATATTACAATACCAGCACCAAGGAAATTACCTATGGTGTTGCTTCAAGCAGTGCTGGAGGTGTTACAAGTATCACAGCAGGCACAGGCACATACATTAGCACAAGCACAGGCAGTATAACAATTTGGAATACTAGCACAAATTATGACCAAACACTAAACACCAGTAGCGTTGTCACATTCAAAGGCCTAACCGCAACCAATCTTTTAAGTTCAGGTGGCTATCCTTTAGATGCCAATGGTCAGGCATTGATTCGCGTCAGCAATACACAAACTGCTGCCATGGTTGTCAGCAACTATACATCAGGATTGTTGCCAGAGATAATTGTACGTGGGTATGGACAGAATCGTCCAGGCACCGTGACCACTGCCACAGCGGGTGGCGGCGGTATAATAAATGAAATGGCAAGAGGAACACCAGCAAGCCCATTACCCACAGGCAGTGGTGATGTATTATTTGGTGTAAGCGGCGGCGGATATGATGGATCACGATGGAGCAGTGATGTTAATTTATTCCCATCACAGATCGTAGGATTAAGCACAGAAGCCTTTGCTGGCAATGCTACAACAGCCACCAACGCTGGCGGTCGTATCTTTCTGCGAGTGCAACCAACTGGTGTTCAACTCAACGCAACAAGTCGTCAGAATTTCTTTAATTGGAATCTATCAACAGCAGGTTCATCAAGTGCTCCACCTATAGGTTTTCTAGGCATAGGAAACGCAGCCAATGATACACCAACATTGACCATGGCCAATGGTGTTGATACTCACGTAGGATTTGGTTCTACTTTCATACAATATATCAACACCAAGCCTAGTATAATTGGTGTTCCAAATGAAGATGCCGCAGTGTTCACAGGTAGTATCAGTGGCACGACAATGACCGTTACTGTGGTAACAAGTGGAGTTATAAGCATTGGACAACGTGTTTATGCCACAGGAGTCACATCAGGCACATTCATCACAGCCTTGGGAACTGCCACAGGCGGCACTGGAACCTATGTTGTAGACACAAGTCAAACAGTGGGTTCAACGACACTGAACAGTGGTGCTGACAATACCACATTGAATGACAGCAATGTTCTTACATTTACCAGTGGTCGTAAGAGTGGTGCCAGTGGTCGTCGCAACTCATTAAAGACTGATGACACTTTAGGTGCTATTAGATTTAATGGTCAAACTGCCAATTCAGCAACAGGCCTAGGCACACGCAGTTCAGACATTAGAGCAATAGCATTAGAGAATTTCAGTGGTAGTGCCCGTGGCACAAAGATGATTATAAGAACCGTGAACAGCGGCACCACAACTGAAAGTATTCGTTTAGAATTAAAAAATAGACAAAATGTCTACAACAGCGATGACCACGCATTTTACAATGCTGGGGCTAGCACACAAATTGCTACCTTTACCACAGCCACCTCGTCATTCTTAACTAATGTTTTCATTGTCAACAATTCAGCCAACACTCAACAAATTATTAGTGCTCAAGATCAAAGTATTCAACTTGGCCGTAGTGGTTCTAACGCTCTTGCCTCATTTACCACTGCAAGTATAACCCTTAACAATGGCAGTGCTGTTAACATTGCCACGTTCACCACCGCTACTAATTCATTGTTTGCTGGCACAACTAATATTTGTAATTCAAATGGCAGCACAACAATAGCCAGTTTCACCACTGCTAGTATCATAGTTTCTGCACCTATCAATACCACAGGCTTGGTTAGTTCAACTGGTGCTGTTGTCACAGGAATGAACACAAGTTCAACAACCTATACATTGTTCTCATTTACACAAAGCAGTTATTCAGGTGGTAAGTTTGTTATCAAGATCAATGACGGCACAGATCGCCACATGGTAGAGATGATGGTCACTGGTGATGGAACCAATGTTGTTTATAATGAATATGCAGTATTGACCAACAATGGTGATCTAGGCACATTTGATGCAGTGGCATCAGGTGGTGATATCCTAGTAAGATTTACAACCAAAGCGGGCATTAGTAATGCCAATGCAAGAGTCGTTGCCACATTGTTGGTATAAGTGGAAAAGGAAACTTAAATGACAGACATAAACAAGGCATTCAAAGTCAAGCATGGCATTGAAATTGCCACAATAGCAGAAGCGTTGACAACTTCTACCACAACTGGCACAGGTAAACTAATTACCATTGCAGAAACCAGTAAATTAGCCTACTATTCAACCACAGCCTCAGCCTGGCGTTATGTTGGCACAGAAGCAGTGGTTTATACTCCACCTGCGGCTAGTTACAGCATTCAATATCTAGTAGTGGCAGGCGGTGGAGGCGGCGATCATGCAGGCGGTGGAGCAGGTGGATATACCACAGGCACATACACTATTAACCCAAGTGCTACATTAACTGTGACAGTTGGTGGAGGTGGAGCAGGCGGAAGTCTAGCAGATGCCGTTGCTGGTGTGGATTCAACTATCACTATTCTAACAACATCAACTGGTGGTGGTTATGGTGGCACTGATGCTTATGGAACTCGTATCAATGGTGGCAATGGTGGCAGTGGTGGCGGTGCTAGTTATAATGGTACAGGCGGAACCGCTGTAGGAGGACAAGGTAATGCAGGCGGTAATGGATATTCAGGATTTCCATACACATCAGGTGGCGGAGGGGGAGCAGGTGCGGCTGGACAAGCAGGCCAAGTAAGTCATGCAGGTGATGGTGGTAATGGCAAAACGTGGTTCAATGGCACAACCTATGCAGGTGGTGGTGGTGCTTGTTATCAAAGCAATGATGCAAGTCCTCCAGGAGCAGGTGGATCAGGTGGCGGAGGTGCTGGTGGACCTAATGTGACACAAGGATATAACGGAACTGCTAACACAGGTGGTGGAGGTGGTGGAGGAGCAAGTGCCGTTGGTGGTAATGGCGGTAGTGGAGTTGTAATCATTCGTTATTCAGGTGGCACAGTTGGCTCAGGCGGAACTATAACATCAGCAGGTGGATTCACATATCACACATTCACTGGCAGCGGCACTTACACAGCATAAAGGAAAGATAAAATGGCACATTACGCAAGATTAAACGACAACAACATTGTTGAACAAGTCATTGTCATTGACAATGTTGATGAACCCACTGAGGCCCAAGGCATTGCCTACTGCCAAAACTTATTTGGTGGTGGCATTTGGAAAAAGACCAGTTATAATGCCACAATTCGTAAAAATTATGCAGGTATTGGATTTACTTATGACGTCATTCGTGATGCATTCATTGCACCTAAACCTTATCCAAGTTGGATATTAAATGAAACAACCTGTAAGTGGAATCCACCCACTGCCATGCCTAGCACTATGGGTCCATGGTATTGGGATGAACCCACTACTACTTGGATTCTACGAAGTTAATGTATGCTTGGGAAAAATGGGAAACACCAATGGCCACACAAGTTGAACGTATATCAGTGCTAGAAACCAAAGTTGACAGTCTCAAAGAGGATGTCAGAGAAATGCACGACTGTCTAGATAGAACACGACTAGAACTCACTGAGAAACTAGATGAAATGTATCACACCAGTTGCAGTCAACACGCAGAGTTAGCCAAAAAACTCAGTGAGGTTGAGAAGTTCAAAGACAAGTGGATGTATATGGTCATGGGTGGTGTAGCCGCACTGGGTTGGGCCACTGGACACGCTGAATCAATAGCCAATTTCTTAAAGTGACTATAATCCATTCTGATAAATTCAGTATGGAAAAAACATTATTCAAAGACTTAGTGGAGCAGACCTGTTATCAGGGTAGGATCAATCTAAAAAATAAATCACGATCTAAAATAGAATTTGAACCTCGTGAAGATAATAAAAAGATTCTCAGTAAACCACACACTGAACCCTGCAATGACTGTAATGAAATTGTCACTGGTAGAGTTGTTGAATACACAATAAGGTATGATTATAAAGATCGTCCTGTAGGCTGGACCAAAAAATGTATGTCTTGCCGCAATAAAATGCCAGTTAAACGAATAACAGATAAATAATATCGTGAGGGGAGGCACTGATCTTAATTGTTGCCAAATGAAAAATATCTCCTTGAGCCTTTCCTCACACTTATATCGTGCGTCAGTCTTAATTAGTGAGCGGCAATTCAATATTTCAAAATAACCGCGATATATTTTACTAAACTCGCAATGAGTTTGAAAAAGTCCATACCGTAGGGTTATGGACTTTTTCTTGGCTAAAACAGCCGCTTTCCTGACCCTCTATTAGAAGTCTAGGTAAATATACTTGCCGCACTGATTAAGACTTAAAATCTTAATTTGTCAGCATATTAAACTAACACACAAGGTTGGTGGGCCAGTTTGTAATACCACTGTGGAAAAGGCGATATAAGAAACCGCACACGAGACATATTGAGATACTCCCGTAGGTAGATCCTACTATCCTGAAAAATGGAAGTGAGTCAGAGGGTGAGAACCAGGATA